GCGGGAACGCCAGCTCTGGACCGCGCTGGCCCACCTCAAGCGACAACACCCGGACCTCCACATAGTCGTCGTCGAGCACGTCAGCGCCCACACGCCGCTCAGAGAGATGGCGAAGCGGTGGAAGTGCGACCGTGCCGTCCTGGGCCGCGACTTCGCCGAGGCGCTGAACCTGATGCTAGAGTATCTGGGAGGAGAGAACTGATGGACAGGCTAGATGAGATTCGGGCCAGGGTCGAGGCTGCCACGCCTGGACCGTGGGAGTGGGATGACTCTGAGTGGCATCGCGGCTTCTACGCACAGGAAGGCAGACCACTCGGTGACAGATCAATCGGCGAACTGAGCGCAGGCGACATAGACGTGCTACGTGCCCATATCGACGAGGAGTATCTGACTGGCCGCCTAGCCGACGCCGCCTTCATCGCCGCCGCCCGCGAGGACGTGCCATGGCTGCTGGCCCAGATTCGGCGGCTGCGTCGGATCGAGTTGGCGGCGAGGGAGTACCAGCAACTCGGCGCTTATCTCCGCGGGCATATCGGCCCTCCTGAGAACAACCCCGCTACTCCTGCGGCTTGGCTGGCAGCGGGCGAACGCCTCGCCGCCGCCCTCGCCGAGCCCGCGCCCGCCTAGCCCATCGACATTTCCTGCATTTCCGGCCAAACCAGCCAAACCAGCACACGCGGCTTTCGTCCTGTGGTATCCGTAGGGTGGAAGACCCGTCTTAGGACATCTCCAGGGCGAGCAACCCTGGACCGACGGCTCGCACAAGCGGGCCGTTTCCCTCTTCCCGCTGCCTCCACGAGGTGATGCTATGCCCGTCCTCACTACCTACGAGGAGATCCTCCGCGCCGCCCTCGCCGACGAGGGCCTTCGGCTCTCGTCCATCCTCCTCGCCGACGACGACATCTTCGCCGACTACGAGCACCTGGTCGTCACGTGCGACGGCGAGAAGCCCGTCGACTCGATCCTGCTCGAAGGCGACCTCACCAGCCGAGGGGCCCTCTGCGGGGTTGCCTATCGCATCGGCGCCCGGATCCGCGCCCGCACCGCCCGGCGGAACGCCGAGGCCAGGGCGGCGGCCTACCGCGGAAGCAGGCGGCCTGAATAGCCTGCTTTGCAGGTTTGGAGCAAGATGGCAAACCCAACCGGCAAGGGGGGCTTCCAGCCCGGCCAGTCGGGCAACCCGAAGGGCCGACCGCGCAAGGGCAGGTCCCTCTCGGACATCCTCACTGCCGCTATCCGCGCCAAGGGTGACGACGGCATACCCGTGCGTCTCAAGCTCATGCAGAAGCTCATCGACATGGGGCTCGGCGCTGACCTGGACGCCATCAAGGTGATCTTCGAGCGCGTCGACGGCAAGGTGCCCGACGCCCTCAACGTCAACCAGCAAGGCGGTATGACCATCCGTGTTGTCTACATCGACTCGGACCCTGGACCTCGCGATACCGAGGCTGCATCCCGGACAGCAAATGGTGAAGACGGGGGCGAGGAGGTTTAACGTCCTGGCCTGCGGTCGCCGCTGGGGCAAGACCGTGCTCGCCGAAGACCTGATCCTCGCTCCCGCCCTCCAGGGCTACCCCGTCGCCTACTTCGCACCGACCTACAAGATGCTCGCCGAGGTCTGGCGCGACCTCGAGCAGTTGCTCCGTCCCGTCGCCAGCCGTGTCAACTCGCAGGAGAACCGCGTCGAGCTGCTGACTCGCGGCGTGGTCGACATGTGGTCACTCGAGAACCCCGACGTGGCGAGGGGCCGCAAGTACAAGCGCATCGTCGTCGACGAGGCGGCGATGATTCGCCACCTCGAGGAAGCCTGGACCCAGGTGCTCCGTCCGACGCTGATGGACTTCGAGGGCGATGGCTGGTTCATGTCCACGCCCAAGGGGCGCAACTACTTCGCTCGTCTGTTCGGCTTCGGTGGGGACGACGATCAGCCCGACTGGCGATGCTGGCAGATGCCGACGTCGGCCAACCCGTTCATCCGTCCGTCCGAGGTCGCCGAGATGCGGCGAAACCTGCCGGAGCGCATCTTCGCCCAGGAGATCGAGGCAGCATTTCTAGAGGATGCTGGCGGCGTGTTCCGCCGCGTGATGGACGCGGCGACCGCCACTCTACAGGACAGGGCCGAGCCCGATCACCAGTACGTGATCGGCGTCGACTGGGGCCGATCGGTCGACTACACCGTGTTCGCGGTCGTCGACGTGGGCACCCGTGAGTGCGTCTGCGTCGATCGCTCCAACAAGGTCGAGTACGCCGTTCAGCGGGGGCGCCTGCTCGCGCTCGCCGAGCGGTTCCACCCGCTCACCATCTACGCCGAGGAGAACGCGATGGGCGCGCCGATCGTCGAGCAGCTCCAGAGAGACGGCCTGCCCGTTCAGCCCTTCGTCACCACGAACGCGACGAAGGCCCAGATCGTCGATTCTCTCGCGCTGGCCTTCGAGCGGGGCGATCTCCGCATCCTGAATGACCGCACGCTCATCGGCGAGCTGCAGGCGTTCGAGGCGACCCGCCTGCCATCGGGCTTGATGCGCTACGCGGCACCCGAGGGCGAACACGACGACTGCGTTATGAGCCTTGCGCTCGCCTGGCAGGGCGCGACACTCTCGCCCTATGGAGGCATCTGGGTATGAATCTGGCATCGCTGGTTGCCTCCAGTTGGCGCGCCTTCCTCTACGGCGGCGTAAAGTCCGCCTACGTCCAGACCGAGACCTGGGAGAAAGGGCAGCCCGCCTACTCGCCAACCAACTTCCTGGCGAACGTCCAGTACGGCTACCGGCGGAACGAGCTGATCTACGCCTGCATCGCCATGAAGGCCGACTCGGCGGCGCTGCCGACCCTCAGAGCCTACAGCCGCCGCACGGACAAGGAGATACCCGACCATCCCGTGAGGGCGGTCATCACGCGCCCCAACCCGTATATGACCGAGTTCGACCTCTGGTCGATCTCGCTGATGATGCTCGATCTCGCGGGCCGCTGCTACTGGGAGAAGCAGCGAAGCAAGGCGGGCCGGGTGGTCGGCCTCTGGCCGCTCCGTCCCGACTGGGTGCAGCCGATCCGTGGCGGCTCTGGCCTGCCCGTGGGCTACCAGTACGCCGTCCCCGGCCGCTCTCAGCCCGTGCCCCTCGACGCCGCCGACGTGCTCGAGTTCAAGCTCTGGGATCCCATCGACCTCTACTCGGGACTCGCGCCTGTCAGCGTCGCGGGCCGCGTCGGCGACGTCGACAACGCCGCGACCGACTTCCTGAAGAAGTTCTTCGACGAGGGCGGGATCCCGCCGGGCGTCCTGTCGAGCAAGCTCAAGCTGACCGACCAGGCCGTCGGCGACATCCGCCGGCGGTGGAAGGAGCGATACGGCGGCTGGAAGAACTGGACCGAGCCCGCCGTTCTCGACTCCGAGGCGACCTTCCAGCGCACGGGGCTCACCTTCGCCGAGATGGGCTTCGACGTGCTGGACGCCCGCTCCGAGGCTCGCATCTGCGCGATTCTCCGGATGCCGCCGATTCTGGTGGGTGCCAAGGTTGGGCTCGACCGCTCCACGTTCTCGAACTACGCCGAGGCGCGGAAGGCGTGGTGGCAGGACGATCTGACGCCGCAGTACCGCCGGCTGGGCGACGAGGCGCAGAACGACCTGGCCTCCGAGTTCGGCTCCGACGTCGTGCTCCGCTGGGACTTCTCGCAGGTGCCCGCGCTGCAAGAGGATCGGCAGACCGCCGTGACGCTGGCGACCGTCGCCTGGAAGGCGGATGGCCTCAAGCTCGACGAGTACAGGGAGGCAATCGGCAAGCCCGTCGACGACACGGGGCGGGGGGCGCTGTACTACACCGAGCACGTCAGCAAGCTAAAGCCCGCGCCGCCGCCTCAGCTCCAGCTCCCCGCGCCGAAGCCAGGGCAGATGCCACCCGAGCAGGAAGAGGAGGAGGAAGAGCAAGCAGCCAAGAGCCTACAGCGGAAGCAGGAACCCCAGGACGATCCTCCTGAGGCGGACGCTTCGCGTGATGAGCGGCGCAAGGCCGAGCGGAAGCTACAGGCCGAGCTCGAGGCGTACTTCTACCAGCAGCGGAAGCAGATCGCCGCGATAGCGGCAGGGAGCTGAACAGATGGCCAGTTTCGCCTACACACCGGCGAAGACCCTCATCGCCAACGGCGGGCTCAACTTCGCGGAAGCTGGCGCCGACCTCCGGCTGATCCTCGTGATGACCAACAGCACCGCCGACACCGACCAGGATACTCAGTACGTCTCGGGCATCGGCACACTCGACGAGATGGACGGCGCCAACTACGTGCGCAAGGCATGCGGCACGCAGGTGGTCGCCGAGGACGCCGCCAACAACCGCGCCGAGTTCAGCTTCGACGCCGTGACCTGGACGGCCCTGGGCGCGGGCACTCGGCAGGTGCTAGGCGTCGTGCTCTACAAGCACGTCACCAACGACGCGGACAGCCCGCTGATCGCCTGGGTCGACACGGGAGGGTTCCCGTTCACGGCGAACGGAGGAAATGTCACCCTCACGGTTTCGGCGGACGGGTTTATCCAGATCACCTAGAGCCTGGTAGGTAGGTAGAGTGGCACGGACGGTTATCAGGCGCGACCAGAAATACCTGATCGAGTACGACGATGTACTCGGGAAGAACGTAGCAACGTTCACTGTCGCGGATATGCACTTCCGCGACGATCAGGGCAACTGGCAACCCGTCGACGAGAGCATCGTCGACGATGCCTCCGTGCCTGGCTTCACGGCGTCCGCCGTCAAGCAGCGCCATGCCGCCCTCTTCGGCACGGCTGGTGAGAAGCGATGGTATCCACGCCGCGAGGTAACGACTGAGTACGTCGAGGCCGCTAAGCCTGACTACTGGCGGACGCAACCCGCTGGCTGGCGACCCTGGAACCTCTCGGGGCTGGCGCGCTCGGCCAATCACGTCGACTGGGACACGGCGGACTACCACGTCGGGATCACCAACACCTGGCGGCGGCTGAAGCTCGACTACATCCTCAAGACCGCGAGCGCCTATCCGCGCGTGCGCTTCCCGCTCAGCTTCGTCGGCCTGACCTACAACGCCAGCACGGGCGAGGTCACGAGCATCGCCGAGGGCGTGGTGGTCGGCTACATCAACTCGCCAACCGCGCACGACGCCAACGATGCGCCTGTCGTGGTCAGCGCCACTTACGCGGCTGGCTACTACGAGCTAGTCGTTACGCCTGGGAGCGCCGTCTATCCGATCACTGTGGACCCGACGTTCACGGATCAGGGGACGACATCCAAAGACAACTGCATCAATGGGCGATGGCCGACCTTTAACTATGGGGCCTCCACCGACATCAACATCGGCGCGCTAAACGGCACGACGGGCACGCCCGACCACGGACTCTTCCAGTTTGACGTGTCCTCTATCGCCGCGACGGCGACCTGCGACTCGGCCACGCTGACGCTCTGGCTAAGGGACGCGGGGAATGCCAACGACACCGCGAACAACCGTGCCATCCAGATATATCGCGTGCTCCGTGCCTGGGGCGAGGGCACGGGTGGCGATGGCGGTACGGAAAATCAGGCCAGTGCTTCGAACTGGAATTACGCTGTCTACAACACTGTCGCCTGGGGCACGACGGGCTGCTCGAATACGACCTCCGACCGCGAAGCCAGCAGCATTGGCTCGCACACGCTCACGACCACGGACGCGGCGAACTCCAGTCACGACTTCGCGCTCACGGCAAGCGCGGTGCAGGACTGGTGGGACGGCGGGCTAACCAATAATGGCATCCTACTTCAAGCCGACACCGAAGTCTCGGACTTTCGGAAGTTCCACTCGGCAGAGGAGACGACGAGTGGGGACGGGACATACCGCCCCAAGCTCGTTGTCGTCTACACCGAGGCGGGCGGCACCGCTCTCACGCCCTCGCCGCTCGCGATCCCCGTCGCCTTCGCGGCGCCAACGCTCGGGCTGACCTACGCACTCGCGCCAACCCCGTTGGCCGTGCCTGTCGCATTCGCCGCGCCGAGCGTGGGGCTTGCCTACGCCCTGGCGCCGACGCCCTTGGCAATCCCCATCGGGTTCGCCGCGCCGAGCATCGGTCTGACGTACAGCCTGGCCCCGACGCCGCTGGCGGCGCCCATGGCCTTCGCCGCGCCCACGGTCGGGCTCGCCTATGCGCTGACGCCTGATCCGCTAGCCGTCCCGCTCCTGTTCCCCGCGGTCACGGTCGACCAGGCGGGGACGATCACGCTGACGCCCTCGCCGCTGGCGGTCCCGCTGGCGTTCGGGACTCCCGCACTCGCGATGGGCGTCAAGGCGCTGACGCCGTCGGCACTCGCGGTGCCCGTCGCCTTCGGGACGCCGACCGTGGGGCTGACGCTGAGCCTGTCACCCTCGCCGCTCGCCGTGCCGATCGCGTTCGCCGCGCCGAGCCTGGCGATGGGGGCGATCACGCTCTCGCCGAGCCCGCTGGCGGTGCCGATCCTCACGCCTGGGGGCACCATCGGGCTCGGCTACGACCTGACGCCGACGCCCGTCGCGGTCCCGCTGGCGTTCCCCGGCGGGATGCTGGCGATGGGCACGCTGTCCCTGACGCCGTCGCCGCTCGTCGTGCTGATCGTCCTGATGGCGCCGAGCATCGCGGGGGGCGCCCTGCTCGTGATCGCGCTCTCCTCCCCCGTGACCATCAGCCGTGTCCCCAACTGGGCGGCATCCATCAGCCGGAGCTATCAGAGGAGCGTCAAGCTATGAGCCAGCGGCAAGGGGATACGGGCACCTGGATCGAGCTGACGATCTCCGACGAGGCGGGCGTCGTCGACGTGTCCACCGCGACCACGAAGGAGATCCATGCCAGGAAGCCCTCGGGCACGACCGTGACCTGGACGGCAGTATTCACCACCGACGGCACCGACGGCAAGATCCGCTACCAGACCCTCGCCGCGACTCTCGACGAGGTTGGCACCTGGGTGCTCCAGGGCCACGTCGTCATCGGGACCTGGGACGGGCACAGCACCAAGGCCATCATGACGGTCGAGGCCGCGCTATGAGGGCATATGTCGCCGAGACTATTCTCGATCCTCGGGGCAACGTCGTCGTCGGTGCTTCCGTGCGGGTCGAGGGCTCGGATGGCAACCTGATTGCCGATACACTCTACAGCGCGCCCACGGGAACGGACTGGCTTGCAAACCCGCTGACCGCGGATTCGACGGGTGGGGTTGCGTTCTACCTGAACCGATCCCAGCGTGTCTATCTCCGAGCGACTAGGGACGGGGTGACAAGCGCCTCAGTGGCCAGAGACACATCTGTGCCCTTCGACGCCTGGGTGGACGTGCGGAGTTATGGGGCCCAGGGCAACGGGACCACCAACGACACGGCGGCGATCCAGGCGGCGATCGATGCGGCGAGTGCGAGCGGCGGGCTCGTCTATCTGCCACCAGGAACGTACCTCATCAACACGCCGCCGCTCTACCTCAAGAGCCGCGTCACATTGATGGGAGCAGGCGCGGCGAGCATCCTCAAGCTCGGCGCGAGCGCGGCGAATCACCTGCTCCGAGCAACGGGGGCGACTCGGACCGATATCCGAGTAACCAACCTCGCCCTCGACGGCAACTATGCGAATCAATCGGCGACTCGCCAGTGTGTCAACCTGGACTCGGTGACGCGGCTGCAACTCGATCACCTGACGGTGTATGGCTCCTACGGCGACGGCATTCTCCTTAACTACTGCATTGACGTGGCGATCTCTAGCGTGTTCGCCTACGACATTGGGCGGAACGGGATCGCCTTCGTCCACACGAGCGGACTCGGCTATCGCAATACGGTCTCCGATTGCGTGGTGGTCGGCAGGTCAGGCGCGGCAACGCGCAACGCGGGATATGACCTTGAAGCGAGCACGGACCTTGTGCTCTCGAACATCGTCGCCGATGGATTCCTCTATGGGCTCGTCGTCAAAGCCTCGGCGGACGGACTGAAGCTCGCCGCGGACGTTGGAATCATCAACCTCATGTCACGCAACTGTACCTCTTATGACCTTTTTTACGACGGGCGAAACGGCCAGATCAGCCGTATCTCGACCGTGGGGTTGATCGTCAAGAGCGACAGCGTAAATGGCATCAGGGTCGAAGAGGACGTGGCGGAGTGGTCGATCTCCGATGTGATTATCGGCGCGTCCGCCAACGCAAATGCCCAGACGGATGGAATCAGTATCTCTCGCACTACCATCCCGCCCCAGGGCGGGCGCATTCAGAACAGTACCATCGAGGCGCACAAGCGCAATGGCGTGTCGATCACGGCAAACGACGTAATGCTCTCGGGCCTGCGGATCGTCGACTGTGGCCTCGCGGGCTCGGGGAATGGAATCGCAGTCGTCAATGCCACGGGTATTGTGATGACGGGGTGTCGGATTGCGAGCAACGCCGAGTATGGCGTCAAAGCGACGGGTACGAGCGACTACCTGACGCTGGTCGGCAACGACTTGAGGGGCAACGGCGTCGGGTCCACGTCCCTCGTGGGGGCAAACAACGTGCTCGTGGGTAATCAGGTCTAGCTATGCCGTTGATCCTACCGCTCATCCAAGCCGATCGGCCCGCAGGCTCGCTGTTGCTGGTGTCGGCTGTCGTCGTGCCTGTCCCCTATCGGTCGGGCGTGATCCTACAGTGGAACCCGCCCCGCCGCTCGCCCTGGTCACGCTCCCCAGCGCGGCCACCACGACCAGGTTCCATGAGTAGCTAGAGGAGGCGTCAAATGCCCCAGCCTTCCGACGCCTTCTGGGATGACGAGGCGAAGAAGCTCGCCGCGATCCTCTACGAGCACCTGGTCGCGGCGGCCACCGCGGGCGGGCAGCTCGCGCTCGATGGGCTCGGCTCGGCCGTGGCGGTGGACTTCGAGCTTGTCGACGAGGCCGTGGTTTCCTGGGCCAAGCAGATGTCGCTCGAGCTGGTCAAGGGCATCACCGAGACGAGCAAGCAGCACGCGACCAATACCATCTCGGCCTGGATCGAGTCGGGGCAGCCGCTCGACGACCTGACCGCGCAGCTCGAGCCGATGTTCGGCCCGACTCGCTCGGAGCTGATCGCGTCCACGGAAGTCACCAGGGCCTTTCAGGAGGGCAACGTGGCTGCCTGGCGTGAGTCGGGCGTGGTGGACGGCTGGACCTTCATGACGGCGGTAGACGAGCTGGTCTGTCCCGAGTGCGGGCCGCTGAACGGGCGCACGTACCCGCTCGACGACGCGGACCACCAGCCGCCCCGGCACCCGCGCTGCCGCTGCTTTTCACGGCCACAGGTGAGCGTCGAATGATCCGCGTGATGGTGACGGGCATACCCGAGCTACAGGCCAAGCTGACGAAGCTCGGCCAGGTCGGGACGTGGGGCCTGCCGATCATGCGGAAGGCGGTCCTCTACGCTCACAGCCAGGTGCCCTCCTACCCAGCGCCGCCAGCGGGCAGCACCTACAGGCGCACGGGCACGCTCGGGCGCAGCCTCACGACCAGCGTCAAGAGCCTGAGCGGCAACGAGGTCGCGGGCTACCTCGGGACAAAGACGGTCTACGCGCCCTACGTGATCGACGAGAAGCGCCAGGCGTGGATGCATCGCGGTCGATGGTGGACCTTGCAGGGAGTGGTCGGCAAGGCGGCAGCCGGCGTCAAGCGGATATTCGAGCAAGAGATCCGAAAGCTAATCTCCTAGGAGAAACCAATGGAATACAAGGCGCTGCCGATCCTCTCCAAAGAGATTGGAGAGGATCGGGTCGTCAAGTCCATCTTCTCGGTCTTCGGCAACGTCGACGACGGCGGCGACCGCATCTGGCCAGGCGCCTTCGCCAAGACGATCCAGGAGCGGTCGAGTCGGATCAAGGTGCTCTGGCAGCACGACAGCAGCCAGCCGCCGATCGGTGTGCCCGTCTCGCTCGAGGAGATCGGGCGCTCCGACCTTCCCGACGACCTGAAAGACCAGGCGCCCGACGCGTCAGGCGCGCTCGTCGCCTCGGTCAAGTACCTCGACACCCCCAGGGGTAACGAGGTGCTTTCGGGCATCCGCGACGGCGCGATCACCGAGAACAGCATCGGATACGACGCCGTGAAGTGGGACATCGAGGAGGACAGGGACGCCAAGTGGGGGACTATCAGAAACCTACGCGAGGTTCGTCTCTGGGACGTGAGCCCCGTCGTGTGGGGCATGCAGAGTTTGACTACCAACGTCAAGTCGCTCGACGATCCCCGCCTCGTCTCCCTCGCTCGCCTGGTCGAGCTGCTACTCGCCCCCGACGCCATGAAGGTGGGCCGAGTGCTGTCAAGCGCCTCGATCGCCAAGATTCAAGCAGCCCTCCAGACGCTACAGGAGCTCCTGACCGCAGCCGAGCCGCCGACCTCCTCGGATGACGAGGACGGGAAGGCACTCACTGTCGCGAGCGTCCTGATGCGTCTCTCGATAGCAGAGCGTGAATTCGCACAGGCAGGTATAGGACTGTGAACAGCAAGGATCTTCTGACCCAGGCGGCTGCCAAGCTGACTGAGGCCAAGCGCATCCGCGACGGCGGCACCGTCGGACCCGACCAGATCACCCAGATCAGCGCGCTCGTCGGCGAGCACGACAACCTGCTCGCGCAGGCCAAGACCCTCCAGTCCCTCGAATCCCGCGACGTCGAGATGAACGCGCCCGCGGACCTCAAGGCGGCGCACCTCGGCTGGCGCGAGTCTGCCCCCGACGAGGGCAACACCCCCGTCGATCTCAAGGCGTGGCGCGAGTTCGAGCTCCAGATGCCCTGGGGCGAGCGGAAGTCGTTCCGCTACCACGTCCCGCTGGCGGTCCAGAGCAAGGGCTACCAGGCTGCCTTCGAGTCGTTCCTCCGCAAGGGCACGTCTGAGATGGGGCCGAACGACCGGAAGACGCTCTCCGAGGGAATCGACACGGCTGGTGGCTTCCTCGTCCCCGAGGACGCGCTGAGCATCATCACTCGGAAGGTCGCGACCTTCACGGTCATCCGCCAGCTCGCGCGCGTGCTCACGACCTCTCGCGACATCGCCACCTGGCCCAGGATCAACTACGCGACCGACAACAACTACACGTCGGGCGTGCGGTTCACCTGGACCGGCGAGACGCCGGCACTCGCTACCACCCACCGCGTCACCGACCCGGTGTTCGGCAACATCAACGTCCCCGTGCACACGGCGATGGCGAGCATGCCGCTCACCAACAACCTGATCGAGGACTCGGCCTTCGACGTGCTGAGCGTGTCCTCTGAGCTGATCGGCGAGGCGTATGCCCTTGGCGAGGAGAACGTCTTCATCAACGGCACGGGCGTCAACCAGCCGTCGGGCGTGCTCTTCGACGCCGAGACGACCGGTCCCACGGCCGTCCACCTGGGTAGCATTACCCAGCCGTCGCAGGCGGGCATGGTCAACCTCGAGGCCGCGCTGCCCTCGCAGTACGAGCGAAACGCCTCCTTCCTGGCGGCCAAGGCCACCTACGCCCAGATCCGGCAGTCCAACCAGACCACGAGCGGGCAGCTCCTCTGGGGGTCCTCGCTCGCCGAGGGCTACCTCCAGCCGATGCGGCAGACGCTCCTCGGTTACCCGGTCTACAAGTCGGAGTTCGTGCCCGCGATCGCGACGACCTCCTACTCGCTGATCCTCGGCGACTGGAGCGGGTACTACATCTTCGACCGCGTGGGCCTGTCGATCGCTCGGAACAGCACGGTCTATCAGGAGACCGACATCACCGTCCTGATCGCCAAGAAGAGAGTGGGCGGCTACTGCGTCGAGCCGTACCGCTTCCAACTCGGCCAGATGTCCATCTAGGACTCTGAGGCTCTTGACGGCGGGGGCTACGGTCCCCGCCCGAGGTCTCAACTCAGAAAGGAAGCACATGGCCACTCTCGCGAAGTTCAACGTCCTGCCCACCCTCCAGGCACTCGTCCGCACGTCGGCAGCCGCGGGCGCGACCACCTACTCGGGCGCGACCGTCGACCTCCAGGCGTACGTCAACCCAGGCGGGCGCCAGCTCAAGGCGTTCCTCAACGTCGGCGAGACCACGAGCACGGGCACGCTCAACGTCACGATTCAGGAGTCGTCCACCTCGGCGGAGGCGGGCTTCGCCAACATCACCGGCGCGGCCTTCACCGCGACGGGCGACTCGGCCTCGCTGTCCTCGGGCGTCGCCGCCGAGACGATCCACTTCCGCACGAACAACCGCTACGTCCGCGCCCTCGGAGTCATCACCAACACCGGCAACTTCGACATGGGGGTGTACATCGTCGCCGAGCGCAAGCTGGTCTAGTCATCGCGCCGATCGAGTCCAGAGGGGTCGGGCTATGGTTCGGCCCCTTTCGCATACCAGGGGGAGAGGAAATGCCGCAGGTCTACTACTCGGTCCTGCCGGAGAGGACGATCCCCGAGCACGGCTTCGCCAGCCTGATGGACCTGGCGATGAGGGCAGGCGCTCAGGGGTTCGCGCGCATCAACATCGGCTACAGCCGCGTCGACGTGGCCCGCAACACCGTCGTCAAGGCGTTTATCCTCCAGAGCAAGAGCGACGACGACACGCTCGTCATGCTCGACTGCGACCACACCCACCCCGATACCGTGGTCGAGCGGCTGGCCCGCCACGACGAGGACGTGGTGGTCGCGCTCGCCTTCCGCCGCTGTCCGCCCTACGACCCACAGATCTACCGACACGGCCCCGAGGGCGTGCTCATCCAGCCGTCCGAGTGGGGGCAGGGGCTCCTCAAGGTCGACGCCTTCGGCTGCGCGGCGATCGCCATCAAGCGCCGAGCGTTCCGCAAGCTCGACGACCACGGGATGCTCTACCCATACTTCCGCTTCTGGTATCCCAAGGGGATGAAGCTCGACAACAGCTTCCCCTCTGAGGACATCTTCTTCGGGCTGGCCTGCGAGGCGGCGGGTATCGAGTGCTACTGCGATACCACGGTCGTCTGCCCTCACCTGACGGTCGGCACGGTGGACGACGTGTCCTGGACGAACTACCTGGAGGATCACCCCGAGTTCAGGATCGAGGACCACAGCCCCGAGATACCGCCCGACCTCAAGGTCAAGATGCTCGGCCAGGGGGCGGCCCGATGAACCTCGAGCTTCTGGCCGACGTCCAGCGGCTACAGGACGCGGGGAACCCGATCCCCTGGCAGGTGATCTTCTACGCGGGCCGCGCGTCGTCCTGGCTCGACCTCGGCGCCAACGACGGGCGCACGCACCGCGGCTGCGACCGCTCGGTCATGACCGTCGTCGAGATGTTCGAGCCGTCGGTCCAGACCCTCGGCTGTCTCGGCTATCGGGAGGTCATCCACGGCGACATGCGCTGTGAGGCCGAGGTGATGGCCGCGGCGGGCCGCCACTTCGAGCGCGTCACCGCGACCGACGTGATCGAGCACATCCCGAAGGCCGACGGCTACCGGCTGATCGAGCAGATGGAAAGGCTCGCCAGCCGGGAAATCATGATCATGATGCCCATCGAGACGCCGGAGCTCGCGGCCAGCAAGGAATTTCAGGACTTCCGCGAGTGGGGCCTGTCTCAGCATCCCGACGCCCAGCGCGAGCTGCACGACCACAAGAGCCAGTGGGATCCGGAGGACCTCAACGCCCTCGGCTACCAGACCGCCGTGCTGGAGAACTTCCACGGGTACGACGGCTTCCACTTCTCGGCCTTCGTCGCCGTCAAGACGAAGCGGCCAGAGGACCTCGAGCGGATCGTCTCCCAGGTCACGGACTTCGGGCAGGCGGGCGCGACTCGTGGCGATTGGGGCCACATCGGCAAGGGATCCGGGGTAAACGACCCGCTGTTCCTGAACGGCGAGCGGCGCATCTTCCTCGGCGAGAACGTCACCATCGGCCACGGGGCCAGGCTCGAGGCCATCACCAAGTACAACGGCGAGCGGTTCTCCGGCCAGATCGTCGTCGGCGATGGCACGAGCGCCGAGCTCTTCCTGCACATCGGCGCCGCCGAGCGCGTGACCATCGGCCGCGACGTGATGATCGGTGGCCACGTCGTCATCCTCGACCACGACCACACCTGGCAGGACCCGAGCCGTCCCCCGCGCTACCAGGGGCTCACGGTCAAGCCGACCACCATCGGCGACGGCGCCTGGATCGGCGAGGGGGCGTTCATCGGCAAGGGCGTGACGGTAGGCGAGGGCGCGGTCGTCGGGGCTCACAGCGTCGTGACCCACGACGTCCCTCCCTACTGGGTCGTCGCGGGGGCGCCAGCGCGGTGGGTCAAGGATCGGGTTCGGGATCCCGACCTGACCTCGATCATCATGCCGACCATCAACCGCGAGCGGGCGATGCGCTGTGTCGAGGCAGTCGAGCGGTGCACGCCGGAGCATCACCAGGTGATCCTGGTCGACAACAGCGTGGACAACCTCGGCTGGGTCGGCGGCGTCAACAAGGGCCTACAACAGATCAAGGCCGATACCCGCTACGTCTGCCTGCTGAATGACGACGTGGAGGTATCGGAGGGCTGGCTGGGCAGGATGCTCGGCACGCTCGACCGCTACCCCGACGTCGGGGTGGTCGGCCCCGTCACGGACAGGATCAGCGGCCCGCAACAAGTGGGCGAGAGTTACGACCCGCGCGAGCATTGGGGAGAGACGATCGAGACCCAGCGCCTGGTCGGGTTCTGCCTGCTGATGCGCCGCGAGGTCGTCGATCGGGTGGCGCCAGACGGACTGCTGTTGGATCCCCGCTTCGGGCTCGGCAACTTCGACGACGATGACCTCTGCATCCGCGTCCAGATGGCGGGCTGGAAGCTCAGGATCGTCCGCGATGTCTGGGTGCATCACGAGGCGTTCGCCAGCTTCCGCGAGCTCGGCATCGACTACGCGGCCAACATGGAAGCGAACAAGCGGGCGTTTCTGGAGAAGTGGCAGGGGCAGGTCGAGGCCGAAGAGGCCGAGGGGGTGGCTGTTGGCTAGCAACTACATCACGGAAGACGAGATCAAGGAGGCGATGCCCGACCAGTCGTGGTCGACGGCCTACGACTCGCTCCTCGACTCGCTTGCCTCGCGAGCGTCCCGCGCCATCGACCGCTACACCAACCGCGCACCTGGCTCCTATCTCGTCGCCACGACGTCGATCCGCTACTTCACGGGCGACGGCTCGATCTACCTCTACCCCGGCGAGATGGCCGAGGCGCCGACCGCCGTGGCCGTGGCCGAGACGGGCGACCTGACCACCTACACGGCCTGGTCTACGGCCTCCGACTACTGGCCGACGCCCTACAACGCGGCGAGCGAGGGCGAGCCCTACACGGGACTGGAGATCGACCCCGTGGGCGGCACCAAGATGCTCTGGCCGACCTTTCCCCGCTCGGTGAGGGTAACGGCCAAGTGGGGACACGCGGCGAGCGTGCCCGACGACGTGAAGCAGGCCGCGCTCATTCAGGCGGTGCGCTGGTTCAAGCGGGGCCAGCAGGGCTACCAGGACGTCGGCGCCATCGCCGAGCTCGGCCAGCTCCGCTACGTCAAGGGGCTCGACCCCGACGTGGAGACGCTGATCGAGCACCTTCGCAGACAGGCCGTGTAGGAGGATAGGCGATATGAGCTTGGTCACGGCCATCACCCGAGTCCAGGCGATCGCGGGCGGGCTCGCGGGGATCAGGCAGGCGCCGACCAACCCGCCCGAGTCGAGCGCCATGTTCCCCTTCGCCGTCAGCTATGCCAAGAGCGGGACCGAGACGCCACAGAGCGCGGGCTGGTCGGTGAGCCTGCACACCCTCGTCTGTGAGATCCACTGCCAGCGGAGCAACCTGCCACTCTCGGTCGCGCAGGCGCTCCCGCTGTACGAGCTGTTCGCGGCGGCGGTGCTCGCGGACCCCACGCTCGCGGGCACGGTCCAGACGACCAACCAGCTCCGCTACACCTTCGGCGGCATGAAGTACGCCGACGTTCCGACCATCGGATACCAGATCGAGATCGACGTCAAGACGACACCCACTCACTAAGCACAGGAGTATGGCCACATGGCAGGCGTCAAGGCGCTGCGGAAGATCCAACTGGGCCGTGAGACCACGGCGGGCACGGCAGTCGCGGCGACTGCCATCTGGCGCGGCATCGGCACTCTCGAGGACACCACCGTCGTCACCTTCCCGGAGGAGGACGTCGGATATCTCAGCGGCACCGACCGCGCCTACATCGCCAAGGAAGGCGGAACCCTGGAGATGGAGGAGGTCGAGGCCACCTTCGAGCAGCTCCCCTACATTCTCGAGGCGAGCATCAAGGCGGTGAACACGGGCGTCACTGACACGGGCGGCTCGGGGAAGGTCTACACCTACCCGCTCCCCACGACCGCGGCGAACACGATCAACACCTACACCCTCCGGGCAGGGGACTCCGAGGGCGCCGAGGTCGCGCCGTTCGGCTACGTCTCGGAGTTCACTCTCTCCGGCGTCGGCGGCGAGGCCGTCAAGGTCAACGCCACCTGGATGGCGAAGTCGGTCGCCCCGCAGGCGTTCACCGCCGCGCTCTCGCTGGTGGACGTCGAGGAGATCCTGTTCAGCAACGGGACGGTCTGGATCGACACCACGACCATCGGCACGACCACCAAGAGCAACACGCTGATGGGCATGGAGCTGAGCGTCCCGTCGGGCTGGCAGCCGATCATGGCCGCGGACGGGTCGCTCTCCTACACGGGGCTCAAGAACGTCGGCGCCGAGCCGACGCTCCAGGTCACGTTCGAGCACGACGCGACCTCGATCGCCGAGAAGGCGGCGTGGAAGGCCAAGACGCGCCGGCTGATCCGCTTGCAGTTCAAGGGCACCGCGCTCACCACGGCGGGCACGTTCACCTACAAGACGCTGAGGATCGACGGAGGGGGCCGCTGGGAGAAGTTCGACAAGATCGACGAACAGGACGGCAACGACGTGGTTACGGGCACGTTCCGATTCCGCGCCGACACGTCGGGCGCCAACTTCCTGACGCTGGCCGTGGTCAACCAGGTCACCGTGCTTCCGTAGCATTCGGCGCGGAATAGGAGGAGAGGGTGGCAAAGCTACAGATTGACCTCCAGGAGCTCGACCTCGACACGCTCGCGCTGCTGGACGCCGCCAGCAAGGGCGGGCAGTTCGGCCCCGTCGAGATGCGGGACTTCCTGGCCGCGTTCCTGGTCGACGACGACGGCAGGGCGCTCGCGCTCGAGGAAGCGAAGCGGGCAGCGGGGAAGTTCAAGCTCAGGGAGGTGCGGGAGGCGTTCGCGGAGCTTCGGGGCGCCGTCGCGGCGCTCCAGGAGCAAGCGGTCCCAAAAGCGATAACGAGCGGCTGATAACCGCCGTGCATCACGGCAAGGGCGGTCCCTGGTGGCTGGCGGTGCTCGTCGCCGCCGAGTCGTGGGGCTGCCCGCCGTGGGAGATCGCCGGCGGCGGGCGGCTCATGTGGTGGTTCCGCTGGCAGGCGTACCAGAAGCATCTGGCGAAGGCCCAGGAGGTGAGGCATGGCAAGTAAGGTCGAGATCATCATCCTGGGCAGGAATGAAGCGGCGGCGGCGTTCAAGGGCGCGAAGCAGCAGGTACAGGACTTCGGCAAGGAGGTCGACGGGGCAGCAAAGAAGAGCCAGGACGCGACGCCGAAGGTCGACGGGTTCGGGAAGAAGACCGAGGAGACGGGGAAGAAGACCGAGGAGGCGACGCCGAAGGTAAAGGGGCTCGGCGATAAGCTCGACGAGATCGGCGGGAAGCTCCAGAAGACCGGCGCGCTGATGACCGCGGGCATCACCGCGCCGCTGATCGGGCTCGGGCTCGCCGCGACCGACGCGGCCTCGGACATGGCCGAGTCGCAGAGCAAGGTCAACGTCGTCTTCGGCGAGTCGGTGGGGATCATCACCGAGTTCGCGGACACCGCGGCCGAAAAGCTCGGCATGTCGAGCCAGGCGGCAACCGAGTCGGCGGGCACGTTCGGGAACCTGTTCACGTCGATGGGCATCGGCCAGGAGAAGGCCGCCGGCATGTCGACGGAGGTGCTCCAGCTCGCCGCCGACCTCGGAAGCTTCAACAACATCGACCCGACCGAGATGCTAGAGAAGCTGCGGTCGGGCCTCGTCGGCGAGACGGAGCCCCTCCGAAGCGTCGGCATCAACCTGAACGCCGACGCGATCGAGGCGAAGGCACTCGCCATGGGGCTGGGGCAGACGACGACGGCGGCGAAGGACAACTCGGCGGCGGTCGCCGCGCTCGCCAAGGCTCAGTCGAATCTCTCTACCGAGCAGGCGAAGCTCACCGCGCTGACGCAGGGGCACTCGAAGACCTCCGAGGAAGCCGTCGCCGCGATGCGGAAGGTTCGGGGCGCCGAGCTGGACGTGTCGACTGCCCGCGACAGGCTCGCCGACGCCACGAAGAAGTACGGCAAGAGCAGCCTCGAGGCGAAGCAGGCCGCGCAGACGCTCGCCGAGAAGCAGGCGACTCTCACCACGACCCAGCGCGACTACAACACCGTCGTCAACGGCGTCTCGACGAGTAGCAAGGAGTACCAGACCCAGCTCGGCAAGGTGTCGGCTGCGCAGAGTGCGGTCGAAGCGGCGACGACCAAGGCGAACACCGCCGTAGGCAAGAGCACGACCGAGCTGTCTGCCGCCGACAAGGCGCAGGCGGCATGGGCGCTGATCCTCGAACAGTCGAAGAACGCGCAGGGCGACTTTGCCAGGACGGCGGACGGGCTCGCCAACAGCCAGCGCACGGCGAAGGCCGAGATGGCGAACCTGTCGGCCGAGCTCGGCACGATGCTCGTCCCGATCATGAAGCAGGTGGTCGGCACGGTTCGGGATCTCATCGCTCAGTTCCAGGGGCTATCTCCCGAGACCCAGCAGTTTATCCTGATCGGCGCGGGGATCCTCGCCGCCATCGGCCCAGTCGTCGGGGTCATCGGCACGCTCCTCACGGTGGTCGGGGCGCTGGTGCCCGTCTTCGGCGCGGTCGCGGCGGTCATCACGGGCACGGTGCTTCCCGCCCTAGGGGCTCTCGTCCTCGCCGTCGGCTGGCCGCTTCTCATCATCGCCGCCGTGGTCGCCGCCGTGGTCGGCCTGTACCTGGCCTATCAGAGCAACTTCCTCGGGATCCGGGATATCGTCGACTCGGTGGTCGGGTCCATCGTCGGCTTCTTCAACAACACGCTGCTGCCCGCGCTCCAGTCGGTCGCCAACTTCGTGTCGGGGATCGTTCAGTCGATAATCGGCTTCTTCCAGAACCTATACAACACGCTCGTCGGGCACTCGATCATCCCCGATCTGGTAAACGGCATCCTCGGCGCCTTCCGCACCCTGTCGTCGTCGATTGGCGGCGCCCTCTCCGGGTTCGTGAGTGGGGTCAAGGGCGCGGTCAACTCGGTGATCGGCTTCATAAACAACCTGATCGGCGCCTGGAACGGCCTCAGCTTCCGGATCCCCGGGTTCAACGTCACCTTGCCGCACGTCGACCTGCCCCCGCCCATCGGCAGGATCGGCGGCGGAAACCTCGGCTGGCCGGGCGTGAGCGTCCAGACGCCGAACCTGCCGAAGATCCCGACGCTCGACACGGGCGGCATCATCTCCGAGCCGACGCTGGCGCTCCTCGCCGCGAACCGCCGACCCGAGGCCGTGGTCCCGCTGGACAAGCTCGGGCAGATGGGCGCGGGCAAGACGGTCGAGTATCACCTGCACCTGCACGGCACGCAGACCTCGAGCGTGCGAGCCGAGTTCGAGACGATGCAGCTCCTCTGGAGTCGTAGCTGATGACGACGGGATACTGGAGCGTCTACGCCCCCGAGGCGGGGACCACCCTCGCGCGGAACCCGAGCACCGAGACCAACACGACTCTCTGGACCGTCGTGGGCGGGAGCACTATCACTCGGAGCCTGACCCACGCGAGCCGCGGCCACTACTCCGCCAAGGTCGTCACGGCGGCGGCGGCGACGTCGGGCATGACCCAGGCGACTGCGGCGGGCCTCGCCGGCGCGGCGGGCACGAGCGTCACGGTCAGCGCGGACGTGTGGGTGGAGAGCGAGACGGCCCGCGTGAGCGTCACGCTCACCTACACGGTCGGCAGCCTCACCACGGCGGTGACGACCTACAGCACGCTCGGAGCCTGGAACCACTACGAGGTCACGGCGGAGGTCGAGGCGGGCAAGACGCTGGACTCGGTGACGTTCACGGTGCTCGGCACGAACGGCACCGCCAGCACTCTCTACGTCGACGCTCTCCAGATCGAGCAGACGGCGTATGCCACGAGCTACATGGACGGCGACCAGCCCGGCGTCCAGTGGACGGGCACGGCGCACGGGAGCACGTCGGTCCGCTCGGCTCAGTACCGGGGCGGCGGGCGGCTTCGGAACGTCGTCGACTACTGCGAGGTCGGCGAGGACCTGTTCGAGCTCGGCGCGGTCGGCGTGGGACTCCCGCCGCTCTCCACCAACGAGTCCGGCTACGCCACTCTGCCCGGCGGCCAGTACCAGAGCAGCAAGGCCGACGTCCGGGAGTTCACGCTGGTGTACCTCGCGACGGGGACGCCGCAGAACCGCCAGGCGATCCGCTCGAAGCTGCGAGAGCTGTTCGACCCGCTCCGGGTGAGCCCACAGCAGCCGGTCCGGCTGGTCTACACGGGGAACAGCAACGCCGACCTGGAGATCGAGGCGGTCTACGTCGGCGGGCTCGAGTGGGCGCCAGAGGCGGGAGCCGCCGAGGAGTCGATCCCGATCAGGCTGAGGGCCTATGACCCGTTCTTCTACGAGACCGTCCAGGACAGCACGACGAGCGCGGCGGGCGAGCGGAAGACGCTCTCCCTCTGCCTGGTGGACACCGACGGGATCTTCACCAACCTGAGCGCCACGCTCGGCACGACGGGCAACGTCTACGCGCTCTGTCCGACGCCCGACTACCTCTACATCGGCGGCAGCTTCACGAACGTCGGCGACGCGAACGGCGACTACATCGTCCGCTACTCGTGGGCGACGGGCGCGATCAGCTCGATGGGCACGGGGCTGAACGGCGACTGCAACGCGCTCTACTGGAATGGCACCAACCTGATCGCGGGCGGCGCGTTCACGGCGGCGGGTGGGGTCGCAAACACGCGGGCCATCGCCTACTGGGACGGCTCGGCCTGGCAGGCGCTCGGGACGGGCTGTGGGAATGGCCTCGTCTACTGCATCGACGGGCTACCGTACTCCCCCGCTTTCGCCATTGGCGGCACCTTCACTGCCTGCGGCGGCGTCGCCAATACCAAGGGCATCGCCGTCTGGTCGGGTGCGGCCTGGACGGCATTGACCGATGGCACGCTGACCGCGCAGGGGGGCTCTGGCCCAGACGTGCGGGCGATCCTCGCTGTGTCGGGTGACACGGGCTCCGACTACTACGTCTCGGGCCTCTTCTCCGCGATCGACACCGTGACCACCAACAACATCGCTGCCTACGTCAATGGCGCCTGGACGGCGATGGGCTCGGGGCTGAACGTCGCGGGCTATGCCTGGAGCTTCGCCAGGGGCGACGATGGGACCATCTACCTCGGCGGCGCAGGCATCACCTCGGCCGGCGGCACCGCCGGCGGGCTCTTCGCCTGGAACGGTACGAGTTACACGTCGCTCTTCATCTCCGGCGTAACCATCTACCGGCTCCGCTGGTGGGATGGAACCCTTTGGATGGCGAGCGACACGGGGCGATATGCCTACTCGGGAGGCGCGTTCCACCGGATGCCGACTTCCCTACCAAACTCGGAGATCCGTGAGCTGGCCCGCTGGGGCAACAAGCGATACCTGGGGCTCACGGGCTCGGACACGGTTTGGTCGAGTATCCGCCTGACCGTGACCAACAACGGCACGGCAGTCGCCTACCCCCGCTTTCTGTTCCCCTTTGAGTCAGGGGAGACACACCCCTATCCCGAGATCATCCTGAACGAGACGACGGGGCAGCGTATCCAGATCAGTCGCCCCGTGCTCGGCCTGGTATCCGTTGTAGGGACGTTCGTCGAGATCGACCTCGACCACCAACCCGACCCACTGGACAGGGGCAGCGTGCCAGGGCGGAAGCACGTCTATGACGAGAGGGGCGGGGCGATGCGCCTGGTGGACGACGGCTCGAACCTCGCGACCTTCGGGCTGGCACCGGGCTCTAACAACCTGACCCTCTATACCTACGAGGAGGCCGCCGAGACGCAGGCACCGAACGTCGGGATTGCCTGGCGCACTCCGCACGCGGGGGTCGACGAGTAGATGGCCGACTACGAGCTTCGGCTGACATCCGACCGTGGCGCCGATCCCCAGACGCTCACGCCGGACGCGTTCTCTTGGGCAATCGTGCGCCACGACGTCGGGGCCTGTCAGGTAGTGCTGACGCCGGAGTGGAGCGACTGGCTGAAATACGACCGGCGGATCGACATCTGGCGGGCCGAAGGGGTGAGAGCCGCCGCCCTGATGCGCTCCTACATCATCCGCAGG